GGGTTGTCTACATAAGATGTGTAAACAGAACCAGTCAAGTTGTTACCGATGGTCATTACACCTACTGCTTTCAAATCGATGTCAGCAGAGAAACCTTTACCATTGCTACGTGCAGCAGCTTTGATTTCGTTCCAGCCTTTTTCGATTGCAGAACCAATCTCAGCCTTGATGTTGTTTACGTGTTCAGCGTAAGAAGTTGCAACTTTCTTCTCAGCGTTTGCGCTCAACTTACCAAAAGCAGCCTTAGCTTCTTTTACTTCATTGATTGCTTCAGCAAGAGATTTGTTAGACTTCTCCATTTGCTCGTTGATTTGCTCTACTTTAGAGTCAAATGCCTTTGCAGCCTTCTCGGTTACACTTGCAACCTCAGCTTTTTGTTCTGCCAATTTTGATTCGAGGGCAGATTCGAATGCTTTTAAATCGCTCATTTTTTAGATTTTATTAATTATTGATATAAATGAACCCACTGGCAATTCAGCTTCTTTTTGCTGCGGCTCTGTCGCAATGACTGGAGCAGTGCTACTCATCATCTCTATTGCTTGTGCGAGTTGTTTTACTTTTATTAAGCATAGGTCGATTGTCTCATCAGTGACATCACTATCACGGATAAACTTCTCGAATGCTTTGATTTGATCCTTAACCTGTTCTACGTTACCCATATTTTTCAATCCTAATAATGGTGTATTCTCATTTGCACCCCAAGCGGTTAAACTTGAGCCTTCAAATAGCATCACCTCGTGTATCTCATTAGCAGTTGACCCTTTTTGCTCTCTCAGTGTTTTAAAACCAATGCTATGCTCTGCAATTAGTCCACTCTCTACCATCTTGATAAAGTCCTTACCAAGTTGGTGAGTGCCTATTTTTGACTCGTAATAGAGTCCATAACTATCTTCTTTTATTACGATAGGCTTTCCCAATGGTTTAGACGGGTCGTGGTTTAGTAAGTGCTTAATCCTACCCTTTGCCTCTGGTCCCCAATCTTGGATTGACCTTTTAAATGCTCCAGGCATAATGATGTCACCATCACTATCTACCATACCAAAGGCAGAGAAGTAACCACTTACTACCCCACTTTTCGCATCAACATCTTTTACTTCTAACCCAAAAGATTTGTAATTGTAAATCATATTTTTATTCGTTGTATTATCGTTTTTAATTGTCTCTTCCTTCTGTCCCTCCTCTGCCAAATAAGCCCTATAAGCCGATTCGGCATTGTCCCTCGAAGTGTAAATACATTCACCATTTTCACCTATTTTATATTTCCCGTTACTTTCGCAATAATATACTGGCATATCATTTCATTATTAGTTGTCCGTTTGCATCACGCTTCGGAATGAATCCTACTGCGCATCTGCAATTAATTGTAAATCCTTTTGGTGCCGTTGGGTCGCCAGGTGCATCTACCACAATAGGTCTCCCAACTTTATCCGCACTTATGAATGGCTCGTTGTATGCTACAATCTGCCCATCCATATTCCAATGGTCAAAGAAGTTTTTAGGTATGCGCCTTGTTCTCGCATCTCTTGTGCTTATCCAAATCTTATCAACTTGGAATGGCAACTTCTCTGCACCTTTTAATGCTGCATAGTTGCTCGACCTCATCACCTCCGTTCTTGCTATCATCACGCTCCTATACTTCGCATATTGTATTTGTGGATCACTCATCACCAACTTTGCTATCTCCTCATTGCTCAATCCTTGTGCCATCGCATCGTTGACTATTACTATCAACCTATCTTTGGTTGTCTTAGTCATTAGCGATGCAAGTAAAAATCCCCATTGAATTAGAAATGATGTTATCTCGTTCAAAAACTCATCATTCAATCCAAATGGATTTGCAGCCTTCTTGCTATCCACACTCACTGCTCTAAATGTTGCGTTGCCGAATGTTGTTGCCACCTCTCGGTACATCTGCCTCATTATAGGCATTAGCTTCTCATCCCACGCAACTGCACCAAGTCCACTCACCGCAGCACTTGCACCATCTCTTCTAACACTTCTCGCAAAGTTTTCTAACTCACCCTTTAATACTCCAAAAAACAAAGAACTATATTTCTTATCAAGAGTTCTTCGCAGCCTCTCCACCTTCAGCCAATATGTCCCTCGCTGCGTTGCGTTCATCAGTCAGTTTTATTTTATACGACATCCTCACTTGCATCCTCATTGTTCTCTCCGTTAGGCACGTCATTTCCGTAGGGATTTTCGGAAATCTCGTCATCACGATCGCCCATATCTCTTTGTCTGTTGTCGTTGCTATTATCATCAGCTATGCTTAAGTCCATCATTACTTGTGTAATTGGTACAAGTCCTTGATTGATATAACTCATATCCCACGCACCCTCTTTCTTAGAATAGTTCATCGCTACTCTCTTCTCATCCATTGTTAGCCAGTTTGCATCACGAAGAGAACGAACCATCCTCTCCATATCTTGCTGCATCTCAGGAAGAGCAGTAATGTCAAAGTCAATAAATACATCCTCTCCAAATCTTGGCACGAGCCATTTGTTCAACTCATCTCTCAATGAGCAACACATTGGCATAATCGTGTTGGTAATTAGGTCACGCATTGCATTTTGGTAGTTGTTGTATGATGACGTGTCAACATCGAACAATACCGCTGGCATTCCAAATACCCTACACCACTGATGAAGGCTCATCTGCATTGTTTTTACCAGCTCCATATCGACACTTGACAACCCAAAGTTTAAATAGTCCCACGGAGTTTGCAATACCGCAACCTTGCCTTTATTGTCCACAGTGTTGATGTCCTCATTCACTGCTCTTTTAATTATATTTGCTTGTTCTATTGTGAAGTTTGGCACTATCGTTCCTAATGGCTTAGGAGTAATTGCACCCTTTGCTCCACCATTTGCTGCCATCATCGCACTCGCATCAGCAGCATTATTACTCATACGAAGTGTTTTGTATGCAGCTCGTAATGGTGACAACCCACGCAAGTGCGTTCTTGTAGTTGCATCAAAGTCTGGGTTCCAAGTTTTCCAAGCACATACTTGATCCTTCGGAATGTCTATTCCTCTGTCCACCATAAGTCTATACCCAACGAGTCCATAGAGGTCGTTAGGGTCGGGGTAGATGTCCAAGAAATGTGTTGGAAGCACGTTAAGCTCAACGAACTTACCGCCCACCTTTCCATCATTGCCGTAAATATTACCTTCTCCTGATAAAAATCTATAACCAAATAAGTTTTCGAGGAATTGGTCTTGTGCTTGGTATTCATTCGGTCTTTCTAATAGTCTCGCTAATTCAGAGTTCATCACAATATTCTCACTATATGCGTTCTTCCTCTCTATCACCGCTCTCTCAAACGCACCTTGATTGCCTAAGCCTTTTGTTAGTTGCTTATAGCGAAGTAATGATGTTCTTCCCTTCTCTGTATTATTTGTTTTGTAAACGTACCAAGGTATTGATGCCGCTTTACGTGCAAGGAATGACACGATGCTATACACATCCGCATTACCTAAATATCCCTCGTAAACATACTTACCATTCTCATACTCTTGTAACAACGCTCCGTTGATGCCCCTAATATTTGTTGTTACGTTCTGGTTAGGATTTAACGCTTTCTTTTTGAATATGTCTAATAAACCCATCTATATTTATATTGCACCCCAAGTAACACTTGGGATAGTTAATTTACTAAATATGCCGTATCTAAGTGCATCAAGAATATGGTCATTAAACTTCACGGGAGCATCAAGTTTGTTTCCATTGCGGTCAGTTTTCCAACGATAGTTTTTTATTTCCTTTAACAAATTTACACTATCTTGGTGAATAAACAATGGTGTCGCTTTTACCGTCTTTATTCCCTCCGTCACATCCTTGTTAGCCGGTTTGGCATTGAACCCTCCCCTCACTATACTCTCAATCGTTTTCGGCTCGGCAGCATCACAATACAAATCATCCCACTTCTCAATCCCTAAAGTCTTTAATCTCTCTACCACATCATCAGTTGTCATCTTTGGCTCATATATCAACTCCTGACAATATGCAGCATCTTCGTGGAACACAACCTTCACCAATGCAGTAGGCACGTTAAACCCAAAGTCCAATCCGTACACCACCTCTCCGCCCTCTGGCATATTCTCCGTTGTTTTCCAATGCGAGTATATTAAGTCTTGACTCAGTCCCCTCTCTCCCAATCCATAGATGGTCCAATAGTTTGGGTCTGCATCTTTTAACCTCTCAAGCTCTGTTATAAGCTCTGCTGGTAAGAATGGGTTATCACGGAAAGTTGTAATATGAAAATCCGCATCATCTCTTGGAATAACTGAATCGTAAATCCAAGATGATAAGTCAGAAGGGTTATAGTCAATCACTATCTTACCCTCAGTTCTCATAATCAACTGCATCCAAGCCTCATACGTCAATTCGTTAGCCTCATTGCAGAATAAATACTGCCTTGCACGACCACGAATCTTTTGAGGTTGATCTGCCGATACAAACTCCACTATATTGCCATTCAAAGAATAAATTTGGTCCGTCTTGTTGTGATTATCCTCACTATAAATACCAAGACGGGATAGTATATCTATAAAATCACGTAGAACAGTACCCTTAATGCTCGGAAGCGATTGCCTCACAATCGTTAAGGTCTTGCCATTCTCTTGTAATAATTTAACAATGAACCAAATTAAGATATTATAAGTCTTACCACTACGAGATCCTCCTTGCATTACCGTTATCCTCTTGTCAGACTCCGTGAGTATCTCAAATATCTTGTTAGTTTTAAGTGTTGCATCCATAGAAAAAATAAAATTTGAGTATTAGTTTATCAGTTTGAAAAGTAGGGTATAAAAGGGTGTCATCGTATAGTCTTACTTTTATCAGTATTTTGTTAAGTTATAAGTTGCTTATCAAAAGTTAGATAGTCGATTTAGGGTTATCATTCTTGGAGATTTACCCCGCCTCGGCCTGGTTTCGTTTTCTTTAAGTCCCCCTCATTGTATCTTGCTCATTATCAACCACTTACACCACTTTTGCCACCTTGCCATAAAAAACCCTTATAAGGTATATTATGATAAATAGAGCGTTAATCTATTTATATTCAGTTAGTTACACATTACCTCTTCTTTCACTATTTGCGGCTTGACTACGTCTATCTTCACGCTGTTTAGCTGTCCCTCGATTTTGTTTTCTATTTTTTGAGTTGGTAAGCCAATAAAGTAACTGCAAAAGATCTGTATTGCTTTCATATCGCCTTGTGCAATCTTCTCATTCAATACACGGAAAGCAGTATCAGCCATTGGATAAAGTCGCTCTATCAATTCATGCTCCTCCATCTTGCGCTTTCTTCCAGCTCCTGGTCTTGCGCCTCCATTCTTTTTCTTTATTGGTTCATCTTGCTTTAGTTCCATAAACTGAAATAATCTGAATAAACAGTTAATGTTTAAACATCCGTTTTATCTTCCTTAAATTGTATCAATTCCATATTATGAGTCAACCCATTACTTGCAGCTTTCTCTCTTTCATATATTCTAAACTTGCACCACCCGTTAACCTTATTAATTGTATTTAAATACTCGATAAAGTCAGGCGCGTTGATATTTAAAATCAATTCATTTTTCCTTTGCTTCGATATATAAAAGCCTTTCTTTGTCATTAATTAACCTAAAATTACTAATTAACCAAATTAAACTTATAATATATTTATTAATATTATGTTGATAACTAACTAATTATAGATTAATTAAAGAAATATATAAAAAAAGTATAGACAATTGTACTTTGTATTGATTAATTACTTTATCTTTGTCTAAACAAAAAACACACACATGAAAAAGTCATTAATCTTCACCGTCTTATTTTACACTGTTATTGTATTGATTAACCTTATCAATTGGAACTTAATTTAAACAATTAAAAAACTACACACATGAAACAATTAACTACTTATTATCGACTTTACGCAAAATTTAACGGCGAAAAAAATTTTAAGCCAATTGACTGCAGTACAGGTAAGCCGGTTATCAATTTAATTTATGCAACTTTAGTACCTAAGGAAAATTTAGGTAAGCTTACTGAAAACTACAAAGGTATTGATCCAAGCTTTGCAATTATCGAAGCAAGATCTACAGAAACTACAGAAACAATTAAAATTAACTACTAATGAGAATTCGCAAAAGTACTATTCAACTTATTCTTTTTTTACTTTATTTTATTGCTTCACTTAAGCTAGTTAACTATATTGAAAATTTATAACTTTTTAAACTACACTAATATGAAACAAAATTTCACAACTATTGCAGATGCAGGACGCAATAAGACTAAAAAAACTAAAATTGCTAATTTATTAAGCCCTGGTAAAAGTAACGCCAAGACAAGTAAAAACGAACTAAAAACATTCATTTTATACCTTGCACCAGCTCGAACAGTTCAAGGTATTAATCTTTGTCCCTTTGCTTCACCAGAATGCGAAAAGGTATGTTTGTACACTGCAGGTCGCGGAGCATTTAGCAATGTACAAAAAGGACGAATAAGAAAGACAGAATTTTGGCGCGACGAACGCGAAGCGTTTTATTTGCAATTAGGAAACGAACTATTAAAGATACACGACCAAGCAATAACAGAAAATAAAAATATTGCTATACGTTTAAACGGCACCAGCGACGTCGATCATTTAGGGTTATTGCTTAGGTATACAGGCATTAACTTTTTAGATGAATTTTACAGCGATCTAATTTTTTACGACTATACCAAAAATATTAACCACGTGAAAAAGTACAAAGGTTCACGCTATCATTTAACTTTTTCACGTTCTGAGTGTAACGACTCAACAGTAAACCAGGCGATTGAATTGGGCGCAAATATTGCTGTTGTTTTCCGTAATGAATTACCAGCAACATACAAAGGTTTACCGGTTATTAATGGCGATTTGTCAGATCTTAGGGTATTCGATCCAAAAAATTGTATTGTCGGGTTAATTGCGAAAGGTAAAGCAAAAAAGCAAATTTCAAACTTTGTAATAAACTAATATGGAAAACAGAACAAAAATAGCTGAGGAAATTTACAATTTCATCTGTTCAAATTACGACGCATTAAAAGAAGAATATCAGCGCATCCCTAAAACACAAAGATTAAAATTGCCTTTTCCCGCGTTTTGTGTTGCATTCTGGGATGAAATAACCCCTAAGGAACAGACATACTTAGAGCAAATTAGCGCAATATTCGACAAAAGTAACCAGCAATAAAGCTGGTTATTTTTTGGGTTTATAGCAATGTGCGAAGCTGGTTCGATACCAGCATAAGCCCCCACTAAATTTCAATTTTATGCCTATCATTAGAAACAAGTTTAAAACTAAATGCGCTGGAACATTGCGCCTAATTATGCCAGGTGAAAAAATTTTACTATCGAGTGGTAAAGCTTATTCAATGCACTCTAAGGAGTTTAAACAGTTCCAGGAGCAAGAAAGCGAAGCAATTGCCACAAAGCAATTTATACAAGCTGAGGAAGATGCTTATTTTGATAAATTTTGCAGCTTGAATAACATCTAATTTAATTAGATGCAATTTTAAGCCAATTTGAGACAAATTAAAGCAAAAGTAATATGTTGATATGCCTAAGAAATAAAAGCCCTTAATAAGCCTAAAAATAGCCTTATAATTAATTGATATATTTTCGCAATATGTTGCAAAGGTATTGCATACCTAATGGCACCTAATTAGGTGTACTTAGGTAGTGCCAAAAATCTATTGTGAACGTAGTGAACAATATTGCCAAAAAACCCCAACCGCCATTTTCGGATAGATCCGCCAAAAACCCCATAGACAAAAATCTATGTCGGACAAAAATCTTGTGTACCAAAAGCTTTCTAATGTGGTTGACAAAAACCCCATAAAATTATTTTATTTCCACCCCAAAAACCTCCAGCGCAGCTTTGACTTTGGTGTATTCAACACCATAAGGGATTGTTACACTGAAAGTGAAATCTTGTTTCCAATTCTTGGTAATATGGTTCGAGCATTCATTAACCATATCGACAAAAACCCCATAATCGGTGTCGATCATATCATTTGATACCTTAACCGAGTTCATCACCGTTGCGTGGTCCCTACCCGACAAAAACTCCCCAATAGCCAAAAGTGAAGCATTGGTATGCACTCGAGCCATATAGCAAAACAAATGCCTAGCCATTGCAATCTCTCTCATTCTACTCTTCCCAATAACCTGATAAGATGGTACACCAGTTACCTCAACTACCGCTTCCATTACATTACTTAAATTAACCATATATATACTTTTTAAAATAATTTACAATGTTGATAACTATCAATAAAAACCTAACAAAAAACCTTAAACATAAGTTACACACTTTGAGTGAAAACATAGAATCTCCGATTCCTATGGTACACGATAACACGATTTTCAGCATTTTCCTTACTCCACCCACTCCTATATTTTTTTGCCAAAAAAAAGGTGGGCATAGAAAAAACATAGAAAAATCGTGTAAATCGTGTACCGGACTGATTATCAGGACTTTAATCGTGTACTAATCGTGTACCAATCGTGTACCCAAGACCAAAATCGTGTACCCAAAAGTGATTTTTGTATCATAATACTTGTTCTACCAAATCAGTCTCTACAAACTTCACACATTTTTTGTTATTATGAGCCTTCGATCGCGTACTTTGGTACACGATTTTTAAAATAGTACACGATTCGTCAATCGCCTTAGAAAACCTTTTCATCGAGTATTCTTTCTTCTCAAAACCCGTCATATTTAAAAAATCATTATACATTTGCTCCTTACTTATCCACACTCCCTTCTCTTCAATGACCCCCAAAAAGTACTCTAAAAACTCCTCCGAGAACTGGACACGGACTTGTTTTCTTAGCAATTTATCCGAATTTTCGACTGCCAAAACACCACTCTCAAGGTAGATTTGAACGCAGTTAAACATCAAATTAAAAAACCTATTCCACTCATCCTTGTCCCAATCTTCAAATAATTTATGTCCAAACACATCTTCAGGGGTCTTACCAGCTCCGAAGTATGGCGAAAATTCAAACACCTTCTGCCTCCTCTTAGCGTGATTGCCCATATTAGGGATGGTATAATTGGTCGTAAACATAACCTTGGGACTATCCTTATAAGGGATAAAAAGCTCATCCTTATTCTTCTTCTCAACTGTAATTCCTTCAGTAATAATGCTATAAAAACCCTCAAAATCTACGTTCCTACGAGTATCTTCAATCGCAAGAATCCTTGTATCAAGATCTACCCTCTGAAAGGCAAAGTTCTTATCTACCTTAAAGTTCTTACCATCAACACGAACCAGGTTACTAAGATGCCCAAGAGCCTTTACAAAAATCCCCTTACCAGTGCCTCCTCCATTAGCCTCATTCTCAGTCTCTTCAGCAAGAATAACCGAGAACGGGCGGGAGGGGTCTTTATAGGTATGTAATAAGTATCCAATCAGTGTGATGGCATACATAAGCCTCTCTGACTCTTCACCGCTGATATAATGCAAAAATTTATAATATTCAATCTCCTCTAATTTTATCGAGCCATCATCAACATAAATATGGTGGTCGATGATTTGTGTTTTCCAAACAAATTTGTTTAATTCACCATACGTCTTGAGTTCTATCTTGTTCTTACTAACACACACCACACCATTTTTAAATGGGAAGTAGGAAGTATCTTGTGCGTCTTGCAGAAAATTAATATCTGCCCTATCAAAAAACTCAAAGAAAGCATCAGAAAATAAAGCTGATGCACCACGATAGATGTGTTCAAGTAGATCTTGTGGCGTAATTCCACCATCAAAACTATCAGGTAGCCTATCAATATAATCCTTTATAAAGCGTTTTATTTGTTCTGTGGAGGACTCTTCTACAAAACCATCCTTTATCCTTACCAATCTATAAATCGTGCTATTTTGGTCATAGAAATAAAGCCTAAAGCCTCCTACTGTGGTTAGAAACACTTGCAGCTTATAGCGGTTGATGGTGAGCCTATCTTGTTCGGATACATCCCAAAAGGTGCAAATTTGCTCGCCCCACCTTTGCTCAAGGTTATCTACCATTTCCGTTGCATCCGAGACAGATTTCCGATGGGACTGGACGAGGAGCGATACCAGTTCGTCCTTTGTAGCTCCATTTTGCTTTTTATTAAAAAGAGTTCGTTCGAGTCGGTCTGAGGTTTTTTTTTCTCCGTAGCCTTGCTCGAGGAGTGCTTTGGCTGCTTTTTTGTAGTCTGCATTGTGTTCAAGTATAGCGTAAACAATAGCGGGTCTATAACCCTTCTGAGGAGTAAATGGTGTGTTGACAGAGAATACACTAAACAAGCCTAAGCTCTTATTGTATGATCCACTATGTTCAGCCTTGCTACCTGGTCGTAAATAATACACCCTCTCACTATTCTCCTTCACTATTGTCCATCCGTGTGACTGCAATAATGCCGACACATCCCCTCTCTTGTTATAATCCTCAAATGGCGATACACCATAATCCTTCGTGCTTGGTCGCTGATGCGCTTCAATTATTTGCTCCTCAATTATTTCATTAAAACTGCGCATCACTTCAAACAATGTCGACCTCTCTTCAATGGTAATAATATTAATACCTTTCTGCACGATGGTATAGCCTTCTGATGGCGGCGCCACCACATACCCAGCCTCACCTCTTGTCTCGATGATGCAATAAGTTTTGATTTGTGGGGATGACTTCAACTCCTCATTTGTCGGCAGCCTTTGTGCTAACTTTTGGTTGCCTTCTATCTCCTCACATTTATAATAAAGATGGTAGCCATTGCTCTTAGTCTCAACAATGTGTAACTTATCAAAAATATCTTGAGGTATCTTAGTCTTAATCTGTTCCCAAAGTGGGAAAGTTTCATACTTCGTATCAATGTCAATAACCTCAAGTCCTCCACTAACTGCTCCGCAAATTACTGCGATTCCTTTAGCTCGTGGATCAGCCATTTGCTTCTCTAATTCATCTTTCGTTATTTGCTTGGATTGATAATCCTTCCACGGGAATATTGCTTGTTTCTTATCATTAACCGCAATAACATTAACTCCAAAGTCTAAGTATTTAGTGTGCATTTATTAATATGTTTTATGACAATAAACATCAATATCTTCTACCGATTTTACTACTCTACTATGTACTTGATGGCTATTTAAAACTTTCATTACATACTCTTGTAGTGGCGCAACCACTCCGACATCGGTCTTAACCTCTAAAAATATCACCACACCCTTGCGAATGCACATAAGGTCTGGGATGCCATTCATTGATGAACTGATAATCTTGACCACCAACCATCCGTGCTTGGTTAGTCTGTTTTTAATTTGTGTTTGGAGTTGTGATTCTTTCATATTCTTCTATTGCTTTAAATATTTGATGTACTACTTGTGGGACTATTGCGTTGCCTCCAGCCTTTATTGACTCTTGTCTCCATTTAGGAAAGGTAATATTGTCCAATCGGTCGGAAAGCCCATCATCTCCAGTACAAATTGGGGCGACAGTTGGGAAGTTGACCCAGTTAATTCCCTGACTACTCCTGGAACTGATTGCATTCCATTGTGTGGCAATCCTTTCCATTTTTTGTATTCCATTGCTTGTGGTCCTTGAGTATCTCTCGCACAAGGTGTCGGCAACATCCCCATCGCCATTGCTCTGCTTAATGTCACCGAGTGCATTGAGCCTTCCTTTACTTGTGTTGACTTCATTGTTGCCGTTGCGTTCGTTGAGTCCATTGCTGTAACAGTGGGCAACAAACCAAATCCTATCTCTTCTATGTGGTGCGTTGACGGCACAAGCTGGAAGTAAAAACGGGAGGACTTCGTAGCCTTCAGCTTCCAACTCAACTTGCACCTCATCGAATACCAACCCTCCATTCCAATTAGTAAGTCCGCGTACGTTTTCGCCCACAACCCAACTTGGCTGAATTTCTCTAATTGCTCTAAGCATTTCCGGCCAGAGGTGTCTCTCATCTTCCTTGCCGAGTCGCTTTCCTGCACTTGAATATGGTTGGCAAGGGAATCCTCCGGTAAGGATGTCAATGCTACCTCGGTGAATAGTGAAGTCTGTTTTAGTGATGTCCTCATAACTTATTGCTTTAGGCCAGTAATATTTTAATACTTGTTGTCCAAATTTATTCCATTCGCAATGAAACACATTTTCCCATCCCATCCATTCGGCAGCCAGGTCGAATCCACCAATACCACTAAATAATGATCCGTGCCTCATATTATTTAATTTGCAACCATCCTTGGTCAACGTGAAAAATTAGTTCTATTGGTTGTATTATACCACCTTTTACCTCCACATCAAAATCAACCTCTGGTATTGTGTTGTTGTCAGTTGTAAATGGCACACTACCATACAACGTATCAGCATCCTCATAACACACCCATCTAACCTTTAGCATTGCAATCTCGTCTTGGGTGAGTTCATCCAAAGGTATTTGAAAATTTACGAAAAAATCCGTTCTAATGTGACCAACCTCAAAATATGCTTGGTTGTGGTTCGCTGAGTAGTCGCTATACCAAAAGCATCTTAAATCCTCAACCTCGGCTCTAATTTCATAAGAGTCATCTGATAATCCTAAATACTTTGGTAAGTAAGCAATCGTGCAGTCGAGTTTGCGAGTCAAGTGTTGTTGTTGTGACATAGTGTTTGAGTTTGTTTAGACAAATATAAAAAGGCAAATGTTATAAATAAGTTAAAGACCAAAATCTTTTACGAAATAGGAGGTTGTATAGTCTCGCTTATCCATAACTGCCTTATATATCTTATCCTCTATTCCACCTTCACTAAATATCCAATATATCTGCGCCTCTTTGGTCCTATCTTTGGTTTGTATCCTTGCTCTACTTTGCCAGTAACTTGTCGCACTAAAGTCAATGTTATAAAACACAAGCGCATCAGCAGTGCTTAAATTCACTCCTTCCCTACCACTAACTATCTGAGATATAAAGCAACCATCATTAGCATTATTAAACTCGTTGGGATCGTCATAACACTTACCCATCACCCATTTGATAGCCATTTGCTCGGCTGCGAATTTGTAAAAAATGGCAATCTTTTTCCCAGCAAAATATTGCTTGATAAATTCTGCCTTGGTATAGTCAAACACCTTGCCGTATCGCTCTGGTGCATCTATAATTACCGATCCACTATAAATTTGGTGTAGTTTGTTCATTAGCTTTACCGCAGTATCTCCTAAAACACTATTTCCTTCCTTGTTGGTGATAACTTTATCAATTCTAAGCCGCTCTGCAAACTTGTAAGTGTTATCTTCCATTTTAACATATAAAACATTTTCCTTCACAAGTTCCGTGAACCCAGCTTGTTCTTGGGTAAAGGCAAGGAATAAATGGTTCGTCTTTTCTTCAATAAGTTCTCTTTTTGCCATTGAGTAATCATTAATCGTTTTACCATACAAATATTTTTTGCGTATGTCAACGTAATCTTTTGCCCACCCATAAAAATTTTTGTAATCTTTAAAAGGACTAAAAGACGATACCCAGGTCTGATGGAAGATCTGAGAGAAGCTTTCGGGAGTGGGCGTCCCCGATAGGAAGATGATTGGTTTTCCATTACATATACGTTTTAATTCTTTTGCTTTAAGTGATGGTGTTGGGAATGCTCCTAATGAATGTGCCTCATCGATTATGACAAGATCAAACTCTTCATTCACATTATGCAACTGCTCATAATTAGTTACATAAATCTCTAAGTCAAACCCCATCTTCTTGCCTTGAGCAATGATGTCATCAATGGCTTTCTTCTTTGTTACAAACAACACCCTCTTAGCACCAAACTTATGTGCCGTAACAAAGGCGGTTAGGGTCTTTCCGGTTCTTACCTCCATAGCAAGGTAAACCAAGCCATAATCATTTAATATCTGTGTTGCCTTATCAGACAACTTTATTTGATAGTCTCGCAACTGCATTCTTGTAAGAATTTAATAACACCATAAAAAAAGAAGAACCAAACTATTACAGTAATAATTAAAATAAATATGTATGCTATTAATCTAGTCATTTGTTATAAGTTTCATTGTAGTATTGAATTGAAGTAATTACATTACAATCATAACCATTAGATAATTTTGTCTGACACTCTATTCCATTTGCTTGCCCATCTCCATAAGCATTTAGTATCTGCTCCTTCTCCATTGCTTTGGCCCTTTTATAGGCATCTACACCTTCTTTAAATGATGCAAATTCGTTATCCATTTGCCATCTCCATAACCACTCTACTGCCGTTTGTTGTTTTGTTGGTTGTCTAAATGTACCATACACAGGATAGCCGTTTTCGTCTACTGGGTTGTCTGTTTGTTGTGCCATATTTTATTTTTAAATGTTTTATTATAATAATCTTCAAACGAATCACCATGACCCGTTTCTAACAATGCTAACATAGCGTGTTCGTAACATTTCCTCAACTGCGCCCGTTCCATTGCTTTTGCTTTTTCAAATAAATACTCAAACAAAAACTGATTAGACTCATACGTATTACCTATTTCTTTAGGAAACTTATTTTGTAATTCTATTAAAATCCAATTAACTGCCGTATGTTGTGCCATAGTTTATTTGTTTATCTGAAACATATTGTTATTCCTAAATTGTTTTTATAACATTTACATTTTTGATTTATATATGCAGCAACATTTTTAACACCTAAAAAATTACTTGCTTCTAACAGTGAATCAAATTCATATATAAGTTTTTTCTTTTCAACGTCATATACCTTTACCTTTCTTTTTATATTTGATTCTAAGCCTATTCTATTTAGTATGTGTTTTGCCATATTTATTTATTTAATTCATCTTTAAGTTTCATTAAATATAATGCGTGATCAAGCGACTCATCTATTGCGTGGTCAATCCATTGCTTAACCTCTAAGTCAGTCCTATCAAGGGTTGTCCCATACTTGCGAATGCCAGTCTCGGAGCGTGAGCGGAGTAGTGATGCTATGCGATACACTACTGTGTCTTTGTTGTCGATGGTGATGAAATCGTGACTCATTTCTTATGCTTTAAAGTGTAAGATAATTGTCTTGGTTTGGTTGTCTCGTTCATATATAGCCATAGCTGGTGGGTTGCTTGAAATAATGTCCAATAGCTTAACACCTCACTAATTGGCTTGGTAATTAGTTGCCAACCCACTCCTTGTATTGCACCACCTTTGCCAGTTGTACGGGTCTTGGCATTTAACCATAAGATACCTACCTCATCAATGCTTTTGACATCCGTTGCAATCTCACTAAGCAATTCGTAATAAGCTGACAACTGCAACCAATAGCTATCTTGCACACTATTTGATGTCTTGATATCCAATAATATCCTCTTACCATTTAGGGTCACTACCCTATCTAAAGTCCCAGCAAAGCCTAACTTCTCACTCACAAAGTGCGCTTCCATCATTTCAATGCTTGGCTTGTGGGTAGTGCAGAAATCTACATACCTTTCAAACATTGCCCATTCAATATTTTTGTAAGCTGGGAAGCCATTATGGTCTAAATAAGACACTTCCTCTCCATCGTCATACCTTTCGGTCAATGCGTGGACGGTTGAGCCTCTACGACCAGCCTCATCACGGATGGTGTCGGCATCACCTCCCATTTCTTTAAGCCATTTGTAAAACTCTGCACCCTTTGGGAAGCACTCTAAGATTGTGGTGACTGAAGGAACGTAGCCACCTGATGGCGTGGCATAAAAACGTGAGTCTAAAAACTCGATGCGATTTTTGTTTAAGTCGATAGTATAATTGTTCATAGTTAAAAGTTTATAAAGTTTGATAAAAAAGACCCAACGTAGAAACATCAGGTCGTATGCTACACTAATGAAAAACACAGTTATTTAAAAAATCATTAATTTGCTCAACTTGTTGAGTAAAAAAAATGGGGTGAGAATCTATCTCCAAATGCGAACCTTCGCAACCCCCGAATACAACCCAAACACTAAAACGGTGTATCTTCTCCCTCGGTTACATCTGAGAGGGTAGGTTTAATCTTAGGTAAGATAGATAATTTCACATAATCTTCCAAATATTCTAACCTATTGGTAGAATCCCAGGTCTCCTTACCTTTTACTTTTATCTTTTGCAAGTCAGGTAATTCTTTCGGATCAGCCTTAGTCCAGTAATGCTTGAGTCCGTTCCCATTTTGCGAAATGAAAAGTACAGATTGTTTCTTATCACCATCCACGATTAGCTTTGGAGATAAGGTAATGACTTCAGATAGGTCAGCATTTGGTAATGCTTTCAAAAATGACATAGCATAACCGCTATCGTACTTACACTCTAAGTTGTAATATACATTCTCATCTTTGATGGTGATGACCCAAAACTTGCCATACTCAGACTCTTTGGTCTTGATTTCCATTAGCCATCCACTAAGCGAATCGTAGAACTCCTCGTGTACTTCACGACCCATTTTGTTGACACGAGATACTGACTTGTCTGTTGGCGCAGAAAACTGGCGCACAAGTTTACCATTAGTAATTGATAAAAACACTCCTTTGTTCTGACTTTGATTTAGTCCCATTTTTAATTGGTTTTGCGGTTATGAAAATAATTAATCTTTGCGTTATACTTTTCTATAAGTTGAGTCATTTTCTCATCGTAGGTGTAATTCATATACAACCTACAATACTTCTCGTTGAGTTGGTTGAGCCTAAAGAACACTATCTTTGCACTACCCTCATTCATATCATTTATTGCTTGTAGCATTTCATTGTATTCAACCCAAAACTCTGCTGGAATAATAAATTTTGTATTGGTGTGTTTGCGTTTAGGTTTGATTGGGATGTCCCATTGATTAGGGATAAAAATTACACTAAATGTAATTAACATTATCACCAGTATTGCTATGTACTCCATAGGATTGTAAAGTTTGGATGATTTTGAGATAGTTGTTAAGGTTAATGTTACCACCCGTCTCCGCTCTAAAAATAGTCTGCATTGTTACATTAGCCATCTTCGA